TACACCTTGAAAGTCAGATTTTCCTTTATCTAGTTCTTTTTTCTGTGCCTCATAAAGTTCTAGATCAGAATCTATAAACAAAGGGTTTTCTTTAAAGTCTTTTTCACCCTTATCAAAATTTTCTTGTGATACTCGACCAGTCAAATACTCTATGTATACTAACAACTGGTCTTTAATTGCATCTCTTCTATCTTGAACTTGTTGATATGCTATTTCAGCATCTAAGAAACCTTCATACCACGTTACTTGTTTATCAGTCATCTTACCTGTAGTATATAGTCTATGTCTTTTTGCAGCACCAGATCCATTAATACCACTTCCACCAGTTTGATTATATTCAGGTTTTTTCTTTTCTTTTTCAAATGCTATTCTTAAAGCTCTTACGTCTGGTGTAAAGGTATCATTGACTGTTTGTAATACTTTACCACGAGTTTTCATGGCGCCACTAAAACCAGATCCACCAAGCGAAGTACCTGCTGGAGAAAACAATGATGGTAAAGAACTTAGATCTATTTGTGTTGAACCTGTTACTTCTTTAGCTTCTACCTGTTCTCCAAGGGCATTTAATTTTGCACTAAGAGAAGTTGTAATTTCAGAAAATGATTTTGTTTTTTCTGGTTTTACAGTAGGTGGTGCAGCTACTTTTGGTTTAACTACTACTGCTCCAGTATCATCTAATTCTTTATTAGGAAACGCCTTACAAGGATCAAAACTTAACAAAGATGTTGGATCACCAATAACAGAATTAATTTGATCAAAATATTCTTGGATTTCTGCCTCTGGTAATTTATCACCCCAAGTTTCTTTGAAGCTATTTAAAGCTCCCGCAAAGTCTGATTGTGCTCCTGCAAGTGCGGCTGCTAGATCACCTTGCAATGATGTCACAGATGGAAGTTCTGGAAGTGCGGCTTGAAGTTCACCTAAAGCTTCTCCTGCCTTGGCTTCTAGATCTCCAAGAGCACCCATACCTTCGGCAAGTTTTCCTTTGATCTCATCGACCTTGCCCATAATAGAGTCAAGGGCTTCATTCTTTCCGCAAAGCATTTTAACCTCCTATTCTCTTATGGGTCTAAACATACACTGTTTTGCCAGTCATAGGCTGCACAAGTACCGTTCTGAGCAATAGCATCAGCAGGATCTGGTGGAGTACCACTACCTGAACTACCATTGGCAAACACATTTCCTGATGAAGATGCTGCTGAGTTCGGTACCCAAGATCCATGACCACCCGTAGCGTCACCTAAACGATGAACTGATATTCCATTGACTTTTACATTTGGTGAACCGCCGGCTGCAGGATCACCACAACCAGTTGCATCGCCAACTCTTACAGCTCCAGATCCATTTATAATTACGTTACTAGATCCACTAGCGTATGATGTTGCATGAAATGGGCTTGGCGTAGGACTTGCATGCCCAGCGTGGCCATCACCTATTCTTACTATTCCGGGCATTAAGTTCCTTTACTCCCTACTGGTTTACAAATATATTCTACAGTATCCCAATCTCCGTCAGCCGGTACACTTACGTATACTGGTAACATCTCTCGACATTGTTCTTCTTTTTCAAACCATTGAACGTCTTGTTCTATACAAGTACTTCCTAGACAAACGGTCAATAATATATGCCATATAGCTTCCATTTTTTTTCCTAGTTCAAGTTAATGTTAGGACCGCCTTGGATTGTAATATCACCACTAGCCGTCGTATTCTGAGTAGAGCCATAAGTTTCAGTAACAGCTCCAGTCACGTTATCGTTAAACGTACCGGTAATATTATTCGTTACGTTACCGGTTACAGTCTTATCATAGTTAGCAGGTGTTTCCACCTTAATATTTCCTTTTGATGTAATAGTCAACTTACCAACTGTGGTAGTTGAATAATCTTGCTGAGCAAAAATATTTAGCTTATTCATGGTAGTAATACTTGTCTCACCTGTTACTGTAAGATCTTCGGTCTTACCAATGGTGGTAGTTCTTAAACCATCTACAAGTCTTGTCTCATCTAGTAATACTTTTTGAATATAATTTCCTGCCACATTTGATGCAAAATCATTATCAATTTCAGTATGTTCTGATCCACCAATCTTACTTTGTCTTGAACCACGAACAACTTCTGTTTTATTACCATTTACTTCAAGGTGATAATTACCTTTTACAAGAGTTCTCATATCGCCATCAATGGTCATATTTGCATCACCTTTAATATAGATATGATCTGTACCAAAAACAACTTTATAATTACTACCATTTACAGTAAGTGTTTTATCACCATTTTGCAGAAACTCTTCGTTTGAGCCTGCCATATGAAACCTTGAAAATCTTTCATTGCCTGGTGTATCATCAATCTCAAAAAGATGACCACTTTCAGTTTCTTCTACTTTATTGAAAGGATATGAAGGTGTTTGTCCACCAGCAATAAATGGCATATCCCATGTTTTTCTTTCGTAATAACTATCAGCCTCGTCTTGAACTACACTTGTAACTTTTTCAGGAGCGGCTGTTTCTACCTCTTCTTGTCTTAAATCGTTCTTAATAATAAATGGAGCATGTGTTTCATACATTGCACCAATAGCACCATATGAAGTATCGGGTCCTTCTTTTCTTAATGGATGTCTTCCACTTGGATCTGAAAATCCTTGGTCCGGTAAACTATCTGAACCAGCAATACCAACCAAAGTACCCATAACCAAAGGTGACTGTTTATTATCTCCATCTGTATAGAATCCAACAACCCATGAACCTTGTACAATACCAGTTGCACTTCTTCCAACTCCACCACATGCTGCTGAAGTAACGGGCATCATAACCTGAGCCCAAGGTAAAGACGCTGTTGGTATTTTTGTTTTATCGGCATCATGGTCACCATAGATACGTACTTTAACGCGTCCTAGGTTTTTTGGATCTTTACGATCCTCAACAACACCAATAAAAAACATCATATTATTTGATAGCATGAGCTTCTCCGAAACCATCGGTCTTGAGTTCAAGAGCCATGTGGTACTTATCAATATTAAATTTATGAGCCACGGCAGTCACTATGTGGGCTCCACTTCTTCTATTATCTATATTTGTTTCTGGTTCCTCTTTATTAAGCAATTTGTTTGATGGAAACTGTAGGTTAACAATAGATCCAGCTTCAATATCAAATCGACCATGAATAGTCATTTCATACACATAACTATTTAGAACATTATGATAATTATTTCTAAAAGGAACAACCGAGTTGACATCACTATTATAACTTAAAAAATCGTCTCCAAAACTATATCCTTGATTGTATGCAACCATTTGTTTTGTCTTGAAAAGTTCTGTAACTTTTTTCTTTTCTTCTGTATAAGTAGCATCTTCATTAACAGCTAAAAATTTATTTAGCCTAGGTTTTTTAAGAAAGTCATCATCGCCACCAAACTCTAAAAGATCGGCTGATTTATTTGTGGTATCAACATTTAAAGAGCTATGAGAGTATGTGCCAAGATACATTTGTTGAAGTGTGTTACCACTTGCTTTAGTAGAAAATGTCATTGGCTTTTTTTGAATTTGTCTAAAATTATGAGCGTTACCCTTTGAACTAGCTTCTTTACTTGGAAAGTTATTAATAAAAAATTCTTCGGCTATACCTCTTTTGAATAGGCTGTCATATGAAACAAGAGCTGATCCATTTCTTAAATTATTAGTTACTACAATAGGAACTCCATTTTTATCTACAGCTCTTCTCATAAGCCAATCAATAGCCGCTAAAGGTTTCCAATTTGGAATAACAAATCTATAATTGCCAGAAGTTTCATCTACATATCTTAGTTCACTTCCAAGATAATCTTTATAGATTGATTCTACTATACTAGATACCGTGCCCTCATAAGCCTGAGAAACAAGAGTTGATGCGTTAACAATATTTCTTTCTTCAACAATACTAATACCAAACATAATACCACCATCGTTTGTTATATCAACACTATCTACAGAAGATATTACAAACACTGGAGTCATTTCAAAGTCTAATTTTTTTACAGTAAACTGAAATAATTCATTACCAACAAGTGGGAACTTAGTAAAAAATCCAGACTTATCGGCAAAAACTACTTTACCATGTAACTGTGTGCTACCTAATTCTTCATAAACTATAATTTCATAACAAATATCAGTAACGTCCATGGTTTTACCATCGCCACCAGTAATCTTAACTCCTGATAATTGAATATTGGACGGAAGTCCAAATTCCTCAGCCATTTACAACACTCCTAAACTGCTTAGCAACCTTACTAATAAATTCAGGGCGAATCACTTTGATTTTTTTATTTGCATCATTTTTATCTCTTTCATGCTGAAGGATAGTAATTTCAGATGCACCAGCAGTACCGCGTGGTACATGGAACCCATCTTTTTCATAATGGTGTGGCGATTGTAGTTCAGTAACCTGAGTACCAATAACAGCCGTGTCACCTGATGTTTGACCTTGAACAATCTCACCATTTGAAAAAGTACCAGTTACATTCAATACTCTTAATACTCCTAGGTCACTTGATTTTGATACAAACTTTGCAGTAGCACCAGAGATCAAGCCTTGAAGCGTTTCATTAACAGTAAACTTATTAAAAAAGTCAAAGGTGTTAATTGTAAGAATAGTATGAGGAAAGTCGTGCTTTAATTTTTCTTCTAAATCATTTGAAGGAACTGGCCAATCAGTTTCTAAACTTTTCATATTAGGATTACAAAGGAAAAAAGTCCAGTGGTAAATTGGTGTGTTGTAAAGTTTTTGTGATACGTGATCTGGCCTTTCACCTTCTTGAATATCATAAAATCTATAAAACGTAATATCGTCCTTAAAATCAGTTACAATCTTAGCAAACCTAAATGTATCAACAATAGTTCTAGTCTGTCCATTTGCATCTAGATCATATTCGATACGTGGAAAGAACTGAAAGTATCTCATTAGAATCCTCCTTCAGCCAAACTTTCTCTTGTTTGGATTTCTGTTTCTTGGAACGTCATGGTAAGATCAATTTCAACTGGATCGCCACCATCAAAAAATGCTGGGCCTGAAGCTCCATAAGTAGTATTAACTGCGGTGCAATATGCTTGAGCAAACTGAATCATTCTGGCTTTTCCACTTCCTCTTCCTACAAATTCTATTTTGAAAATGTCTGGAAACGCAAAGGCAAAATCTTCTCCTGTATTACCAATAGATGGGTAAGCATGTTGTCTCATTGTTTGAATCATTTCATAAACTACTGCTGATTCTTGTCTATTATTAGGCATCAATTTCCATGTAAGAGATAATTGTCTCATTGATGGAGTTCTAAATAACATTTCTGTTCTTGGATTTCTTGCTACACCAGAATTAAGTCTTGTTTGCTGACTAAAACCAGATCTTTTTCCTATTTCAGAAAACAAACCAGCAGCAAGACCACCACCTATGGCTAATGATTTTTCCATTATATTTTGGCCTCCACTATCAGTAGCGGCATCAGCGGCAGCAAAAATAGTACCAGCAATAATACCAAGTTCCTGATTATCATATTGCAAGCCATCTGCAAATTGAATACTAGATGGTGCATAAAGATATATTTGGTGAAGTGGTGAATCTCCAGCGGTAACTCTTTGTCTATTAGAAACAGATTGTACAAGATCTGTTACTTCTTTTTTATTTTTTTCTGCGGCAGCTCTGGATAAAGCGTCGTCAACACCAGTAATACCGGCAAATTGTTGCGCTGCTGGTCCTAAACCAGAATCAACAACCTCTCCAAGTATGTTAAATCTTTCAAGTATAGATATTCTTGTAATGACAGGATGTTTATCATTCAATGTACCAGGATATCGAAATTGTGCCATGTTTTACACCTAACTATTAAAATTATCTACTGTTATTTATATGACTTATAAAGGCCGTTACAAGGTAAAAAATATTGGAAAGTATAAGGGAAACCACAAAGAAGTGGTTTACCGATCGTCATGGGAACGTGCAGTCTTTCGTTTCCTTGATGGTAACGATGGAGTAAGTGAATGGAGCTCAGAAGAGTATGTAATACCATATCGTTGTTCCACAGACAAAAGAGTCCACCGTTACTTTGTTGATATTTATTTCAAAGACGCACAGGGACAAAAATGGCTGGTTGAAATAAAACCCAAAAAACAGACAGTCCCACCGCCAAAACCAAAAAGAAAAACAAAAAGATATTTGAATGAGGTATTGACTTATATGAAAAATGAATCCAAATGGAAAGCAGCAAATAATTGGTGCGTTGAAAGAGGATATAAATTTGCAATATGGCATGAAGATACTTTGAAAAAATTAGGCATAAAAATCCTCCGTGGATAGAGTATAAATAACAGTATGGCTGAATCATTTTTTGACAGATTGCAAGTACAAGCGTTCAGAGCTGGAATCCAGATTCGTACAGACGACTCTATGGACTGGTTTCGTGACAAACTTCGCAATATGAGAAATATTAATAGACAACAACTAATAAAGGATGCGCGTTTAGAAAGAGTTACACGTCCACGTATGGGTGACATGTACATGTTTTTCTATGATCCAAAACACAAAGAAACGTTACCATACTATGATACTTTTCCCCTTATCATTATGGTTGAAAGAGCACCAGGTGGGTTTTACGGTTTGAACCTACACTATTTGCCACCAGTTCTTAGAGCAAAATTATTTGACGCGCTCCAACTAACAAACGAAAGATATGACGAAACTACCAGATTTAGAGCAAGATATCGTGTACTTAAAAGTGTTAGGAAACTACGTATGTTTAAACCATGTTTCAAACATTATCTTACCGCTCACATAGAATCGCGAATAGCAAAGGTTCAGCCAAGTGAGTGGGAAATTGCGATGTTTATGCAAACACAGAGATTCAAAAAGTCTACTGCCACAAATGTATATCGTCAGTCTAGACAAACTATAAGGAGTGCATAATGGTATTACCAGCTAGTGTTGATACCCTTCGAGGTACTCTTGGTAAAAGAGGTGGAGTTGCAAAAGCAAATAGGTTTTCGATCTATATGCCATTGCCAGTCATATCAATTAATCCAGGAGCTATCTTAACTAACTTGGCATCAGGAAATGGATTCAATCCTATGTCTTTGTTAAACGATCCAAGGGATGTCTCACTTCTTTGTGAATCGTGTAGTTTGCCAGGACGACAAATAGCCACGGCAGAACATATTACTAGACTTAAAGCTATTAAGAAACCGTATGGTTATATTAACGATGATGTAACTTTTACTTTCTTACTAACTGGTGATTATTATCTTAAACAGGTCTTTGATGATTGGACCGCAAAAACAATCAACTTTGAAAAGGGCACAGTCAATTATAAAGATGATTGTGTATCCGATGTTCAAATTCAGCAATTAGGACCAGACAATATACCAATCTATACTTGTACACTTCAAAAAGCGTATCCAGTTACGGTATCGTCTGTAGAACTATCTAATACAAGTGAAAATACGATATCCAGAGTAACTGTTACTATGGCATACGAAGAATGGAGTGATGGAGCAAGCTTGGCAGGTACACTGCTTGGTATTGTTGCCAATAAATTATTTTAATAACTAAGGAGTGAACGTGATGGCATTGCCACAACTAAATACTGTAAATTACGATATGGTTATCCCTTCAACGGGAGAACAAATTAAATATCGGCCTTTCGTAGTACGAGAGGAAAAAGTTTTGCTCACCGCAATGGAGTCAGGTGATGCACAACAAATAACAAATGCAATGAGAGACATTGTCAAGGTCTGTACTTTTGATAAAATTGAAGTAAGAGACTTGGCTATGTATGACTTGGAATATATTTTTCTCAAGCTTAGATCAAAGTCAGTTGGTGAAAAGGCTACTATTCTACTAAAATGTAGTGATGATAAATGTGACCATATGACACCAGTAGAAATTAATCTAGATGAGATTGAACTTGAAGGTAACCCAAAAGCAGAAAGTACTATTCAAATTACTGATGATATTGGAGTTAGTTTTAAGTTTCCAACTGTAGGAAGAATGGAAGATGTAATGAAAGGCTTACAAGCCAAGACCCAAATTGATATGGTTCTTGGAATGATGGTTGCCTCTATCGTATCTATTCATGATGCAGAAAAAGTTTATAACTCAGTAGATTCTACGCCACAGGAACTTATGGATTTTATTGAGTCACTTAATAAACAACAGTTTGAAAAGCTACAAGATTTTTTCAATAGCTTTCCAAAACTAAGAAAAGAAGTCACATGGACTTGTGAAAAATGTGGTAAAGAGAATTCAATTGTGTTGGAGGGCTTAAACGATTTTTTCGGCTAGCTCTCTCCCATAATAACCTGGAGAGCATGTTCAGGACTAACTTCGCTATGATGCAACATCATAATTACTCTTTGACTGAAATTGAAAACATGCTACCTTGGGAGAGAGACATCTACGTAGCTTTGTTAACACAATGGGTTGAAGAACAAAACGATCAAATGCAAAAAGCTCAAGCGAGGAGAAGGTAATGGCAGCTAAAAAATTAGAAATAGATTCTAAATATGCACATTTAGACGTTGATGGTGATGGTATTGTTAGTGATGAGGAGATGATGAGAGAAGAGCGAATGATTGAGCTGGCTGATAAGCGCAGCGATATGGAAAATGAAGATAAAAAACAGGATGCCCAAAGAAATATGGCATGGTTTGCACTAGGTGGAATGCTATTATATCCCGCCTTTGTTATCCTTGCAACTCTTATTGGGCTAGATCAAGCAGCAAAAATTCTAGGAGACATGGCTGCAGTCTACTTTGTTTCAGTTGCCGCCATTGTGGCAGCATTTTACGGCAAAGAGGCTATTGCGGCTAAAAAATAAAGGAATAAGTTATGGCTGAACTATCAGATCTGATTACCGAATTAAAAGAAGGTAACAAAAGAACTCAAGATCAACTTGGGTTTATGGCGAACGATTCTAGAAATTCAAGAAGGCATCTTCTTGAAATGAAGAAGTCTATCTTTGGTTTAGCCGAAAATATTGCAAGAATGGCTGATGTTCCTCCTCCACCATCTGAAGGAGAACAAACAGAACAAAGAAGAGAAGATCAAAGGTTTGCACAACTTCAATTAGATGAACTTAAAAAAATAGCAGCTGCTCTTTCAGGAATGAAATTTGAAGGAGGCACAGGCGGTGGCGGCGGCCGTGGAAGAGGTCTGGGTCTTGGAATAGGTGCGGCTGGTCTAGGACTTGCGGCTTTTTCTAAAGCTGCTTTGAAAGGCGCCGCTGGTCTAGTGGCTATGGGTGTAGCAATTCCAGCATTTTTTGGTGGTCTATTAGCTGGTGATGCAGGTCTCGCTTTTCTAGGAGAAATTGGAGCTGACTTTAATTTTACAGCTCTTAAAGCTGCCTCTCTTGGATTTGCCAGTATTATTACAGATATGCCAATTGAGGCGATGGCAGCCTTAGCTGGAATTATGGCTATTGGAGTTGTTGGTGGTCCTAAAGCTGCTCTAGGTGTAGGTACACTTGGTGCTGGTATTGCAGCATTCTTCGGTGGTCTTCTTATCGGTGATGCACTTATGGGTGCAGGAGAAAAATTAGGTTGGCTTGATCTAAAGTTTACATCATTAGCAGCAGCAATGAAAGGTTTTTCTGATGTAATTCTAAACCTTTCACCAGAAGCTCAAGCTGTACTTGGTACTTTACTTCTTAGTGGTGCTGTTGCTGGTTTGATGTCAAAGAAACCTACTGATGTAGGTACGGGTATTGCAGCCTTTGGTGCTGGTATTTCTGGATTCTTTATCGGTTTGGCCGTAGGTGATAAAGCTTTAAGCTGGTTAAGCTCTGACTTTAGTGGTATTGCAAAGGCTGTGAAGGGATTTGATGATGCCATTGGTAACTTAACTGCAAGATCTACAACTGCCCTCGGTCTTCTTCTTGCAGCCGGTGGTGTTTTTGGCGCTGTAACTAGTGAACAAACTAAGAAAAAAGTTATACTAGGTATTGGCGCAATCTCGGCCGGTATTGCTGCATTCTTCATTCCATTTTCAGCTGCAGATTTTGTTGCTGCAAATGTTGGTGATGGTGGGTCTATTGTAAATCTAGTTAAAAACTTTTCTGATTCAGTTGGCGCTCTTGATCAAAAAGCATTAACTGCTCTTGGTGTTCTTCTTGGAACTGGTGCTGTCTTTGGAGCGGCTCCTGGTGGTTTAATGATTGGAGGTAAAGTTGCACTTGGTATGGGTGTTGTTGGAGCCGCTATTGCAGCCTTCTTTGTAGCATTTGACGGTATGGCTAAACTTGGCGGTGTCTTAGGTGCCGATGGTTCTGCTACTAAAACACTAGTTACTAATATGATTGATGGTATTAAACCTCTTCAAGATATTGATGGTGAAAAACTTCTACCAACTGCAAAAGCTTTACCAGATATTGGAAAAGGTATTGCAATGTTCTTTACTGGAGAAATGGCAGGTAAACTTTCTGAAACAGCTTCTGATATTGCTGGATTTGTTAAAAGTATATTTGGCTTTGGAGAAGGAGATGTAGATCCAGGCAAAAGTAGAATACAAAAAATGGTAGATGCTCTTGAGCCATTAAAAGGTATAGAACCAGATCAGATGAATGGATTAAATCTAGTACTAAATGACCTTGAAAGACTTGGTAAATTAGAAATTAAACCTGGAACTGGAAGAAATATTATGAACTTTGCAAATGGTCTAAAAAATGCTATGCCAGATTTAGAAACTGCTCTTTATGGAGGTACAGTCGGAGGGTTGGGTAATAGAAGAACAATTAAAGGTTTAGCTAATGGTGGTCAAGAATTTCAGCTAGCAGTTGATGCACTTAATAAGCTAAACCTAGCTGCTAAAGGTGGATTGGATAATGATGGTAACGTACCAAACCAACAACCTATCAATTATAACTTCTTTGATAATAGTAGTCCAGTTCAACAGCAAATTGTAAATGATTTAAGAGCTAGAAATAATAATAGTATTGAACCACTTGCAGTTCAACGAGGATTAGCTCACGCACAATAAAAAAAAGGGAGGGTAAAAACCCTCCCTTCGAGTTTAGCTTTGCTGAGCAAGCTTAGCAAAGTAACTCATAGTATCATCTTCATCGCTATCGGATGTAGATGGAGTAGCCTGAGGTTCTGGCTGACTCTGCTCTGGAAAGGAAGGAATAGGAGCAGTTTCATCCAGTGTTACAGACTCGGCGGTACTCATAGGAGCACCTTCTTCGCCAAGAACTCGATTGAGTTTAGTCTTTAGCTCGGCGTAAGATTTGTAGTTCTTCGGATCGAGGAATTCCTGCAAACTATAGAGAGTGTTATAAACACCTTCTAGTTTAGTATCATCACCATCATGCAGTGCAGCTGGTGACGCAAACTCCGATTTATCATAGTTACGATAGCCTTCAACTTGACGAATCTTGAGTTTGAAGTCCGCACCTTCCCAGAAGTCAAATGGATTTACTGGGTTCTCATCTTGAAACTGGGGCTGCATCAAATCCATAATCTTATCAAAGATCTTCTTACCAAACTTATAGAGGAATACCTTACCCTCATTGTTTGGGTTTGAAGGATCCGAAACCACCATAACGTTGGTGACGTAGTGCAGGCGTCTCTTGCGTTCTCTTGCAATAGCCTTATCTTCGTCACGCCCAGAGTTCCATAATACAGAGTTCATTTCACCCACCGGATCAGGTTGACCAATAGAAGTCAAGCTGTTTTCGATGTACCATAGTCCAGTTGGACCTTTGAACCCATGATCCCAATAACGAACCCACGGCAAATCCTCGCCCGTAGGTGCTGGTAGGAAGCGGAGTACTGCATAGCCGTTACCCGCCTTATCGACGGTCGGCTTCCAGAACCGCTCATCAACATACGATTTTTTTTCTTGAGTACCACCACCAATAGACTCGGCAGCGGAAACTAGGTTAGCAATATCGTTTGCACGATTTTGTTTTAGAGCGCTAAATGACATGTATATTCTCCTTGTATATTTGTATTAGCTGAATTATCCACTTTGTTCATCATATAAGTCCTTATATTATAACACATTTTTCTCACTTTGTAAATACCTTTGTTGCGATATTTGCAAACTTTTTTCTATCGAAATTTACAAACGTGCTATACTTTCGTATTTTTCGAGATATATCCGGCCATAGGATAGTCTCAGTTATCTGCTTGTCCGCCTTTCTCATAAAGCCAGTTAGCTTGTCAAGTATGACCACGGTCTCCAAACAGATGTTTCCACTCAGATATTCATTTACTACGAATGGATGAGTGTCTATACCAAACAGATCATCAAATGATTCGACCTGTTCAGCAAGTCTATTTATATCCTGTTCAAAAGTGTATGACATGCTTTGATTTCTTTTCTGCCACTCAGAATAGTTATCATCATCAGTCATCATATCACCCACCCACTTACGGTCTTCAATAAACTGAGATACGTAATAGTTAATTAGCTCAGGTGGCTTATCATATTTACGACCTAGCTTGGCAAAGTGATACTTATCCTTTCGTCTCCAGAAAGAAGATGGTTTGGCTGAAGTCTTAAAGTTATACCTTACAGCATCATAACCATCACTCTCAAAGTGGAGTTTGATTGCAAGATAGTAACTGTAGGCTTCAAATGGTTCCATATTCATATTATAATCCTTGATCTGATTGAGCTCGTTAGAGAGGTAAGGTATTCCCACCATCACTTTCAATCAGATTGAGATCAATAGCCTCCATTTCAATCTTTTCTTTCAACACTGGGCCAATAAGGTTACCAACATCAATAGGATCTAAATCTCTTTCCTCACATACTCTCAAAACAGCATCCATATACGGCATCTTTGTTTCAGTTACTATATCCTCAACTAGCTTTGAGAACCTTTTCTTTGTCAGAATAATCTGTTCAATCATTGATGTATTTCCCATCTATAAAATATATGATCGCCAATAGTGACGGTCTTAGTTTTAGTTTGAGCCCAATCTGGTTGGACATAATATGCATGGTAGTGTGTAGCACCATTAGTAAAGTCATTCCCTTCATCCGCATAGTAGATCTTAAATGCCATGGCGGTTATAAGCGAATAGAGTTCTTCATCTGGTGTAGGTATCTTATCTGACTTTCCATCACAATACCAAGAGAACTGACACCTGTTTTTGATTGGATAGTAAACACCTTTTGTCTTCCAGCTTTCTCTTACTGGTCCTTGTTCAACTACCTCACAAACAGTGAAAGGATATCTGTCATCTGCTACTCTATTCATAGTAACATATCCAACAGCTATCATTCCCTTTGTTGCTTGATTACGAGCTTCCCAGTACATATTGTCGGCAAGACATTCGATTTCCTGCCTATCATATTCTAGGTCTAGGTTTGGTGGAGTCTCTAAAACATAAGACTCCGTACCAAACATTAAGCCAAAGGCTGTAAATGCTTCTTTAATCATTTCATACTCACTTTCAGCAGAATTGTATCCTTGTTAATCCTAGCGTTAGGAGTAGATGTCTTGGTGGTAAGTAATTTCCAAGCCGTATCGACCTGTTTTACTGTACCACCAAGCACCTTCGGAAGGAACTCATCTGGCTTACGCAATTTGATTTTACGTGATACCTCAAGGTCTACTTTCTTAAGTGTAGAACCACTCACCTCAAATCCATTAGCTGAATCTGAGACCAACTCAACAAAGTCTTTTGACTTGGTGTTGAAGGTATATAATCGAATAGCACCTGGAATAGATGTTGGATCGACTGATGTGAGCTTGAAGACTTTGTCTTCTTTAAGATACTGCATCTTAGCAACTTGCTTATCAGCAGTTTTGACCTTTGGTGCACGGCTTTTCCGTGTAGCTTTGGCTGAGGCTTTGACCTTATCAAGATCGGCAAGCATCTCTTCGATAACTTTCATACGCCTTTTGATTTCAGGACGCTTAAGGTGTGAGTAACCCTCAACAGCCTGTTCACAACGCTTATGGTAAGCATCTGAATAATCAAGGTGCCAACCTTCAAGTCTACTACGAACCATATCGGCAGCAGAACCACTAAGGCCATGCTTCTTAAACTGATTGTAGAGATCCAAGGTAGTCTTTTCGCCTTCGATCCACTGATCTTCTAGATCATCAAGATCGGTCATAATGGTTTTACCAACCTTACGGAAAAGCTTTTGCTGAGGTGTAAGTATAATAACATTAGACTTAGCTACATCAGCTTCTTTCTTTTCTTTGATGATTTGATTACCAGACTCGATGAGTGGATCCATTTTCTTTTTAGCACATGTGGCATAGCCAGCATATGATGGACCTAGGTCATCCCAGTTCTTACCAGCATCGGACCATACGATAGATGCTGCAATATGAGAATGAGATGTGAAGTTCCATTCAGGGTTAGCCAAGATAGCCTTAGCATCAGCCTTTGAATAGTTCTTCTTCACCCATGCTTTGGTGATGGTAGCAAATTCTTTTTTATCTACTTCCATATGAAAGTAAGATGAGAAGCCAAGCCAGTTCTCCATTGGAGCTCCAGCGGCGCCTGTCCTTGCTCTTGCACGAACAGTCTTTTTACGAGTTTTCTTAGGTATTGGCATATTTTTTCCTTCCTTTTCCTAATTGATGTATATATTCTATCACACTTTTGTCCAATTGTAAAGGACTTTTTTTAGTTTTTCCAAATTTCATGATCAAGATAAAGTGTGGATTTGACGCAAATAGCTGCTTGCATGTCATATCCACCAACTGACCAGCTCTTATTTTCTTTGGCTGGAACACCAGTGCAGTAGTCATAGATAGTAGCTTGAACCTTACCATCTTCTTCAAGATCAAATGTTAACTGCCATTCTACAGTAACCTTA